GACCCCGGCCTTGGCCCGCTCGATCAGCCGTTCGGCGAATTCGCGGCCGAGCTCGTCGTCGTGGATGATGTAGAATTGCAGCAGCAGCACCTCGCGGGCCTGGCTGATGCCTTCGAAGATCGAGCCGAAGGTGGCTTCGCCGTCGATCAGTAGCTCCACCTCGTTGCCCTTGAGGAAGGGCATCTGCGAGACGTTGGCGAGGACCGGCCATTCGTCGGTGGCGGGCTGGTCGAGCAGCTTGCTCTGGGCGGCGCGGGCCTTGCGGAGCGCGCGACCGGTATGGGTCTGGATGGCGGCGTAGTCGTCGAAGAGTTTTAGGCCGAAGATCGCGTAAAACAGCGTCATCGGGAAGGGCAGGGTCACCAGCGAGAGGATCCAGGCGATCGAACCCTGCGAAGTGCGCGAGTGAAAGATTTCGCTGACCACGAAGCCAAGGGCGAGAAGGTAGTTCGCCGCAAACGCCCAGTAGATGATGCTCCGAAAGGGGAGCAGGCCGGACAGCCAGGATTCAAGGATCAGCATCAGGCCGGTTCGGGTTCGACAACACCTTTCCACTCTACTGAAGCGGGGCTCGCAAGCCAATGCGGAACCGGCAGGTCGCGCGCCTTGAGGAATTCGGGATTGAAGAGCTTGCTCTGGTAGCGATTGCCATAGTCGCAGAGCACCGTGACGATGGTCTTGCCGGGGCCGAGATCGCGGGCGAGGCGGACCGCGCCGGCGATGTTGATCGCCGAGGAGCCGCCGAGGCAGAGGCCCTCATGCTCGAGCAGGTCGAAGACGTAGGGCAGGGCTTCGGCGTCGGTGATCCGGTAGGCGCGGTCGACCTCGACGCCTTCGAGATTGGCGGTGATGCGGCCCTGGCCGATGCCTTCGGTGATCGAATTTCCCGAGGATTTGAGCTCGCCGTGGGCGTAATACTCGTAGAGCGCCGCGCCCTCGGGGTCGGCGATGCCGATCTGGATGTCCTTGTTGCGGGCCTTCAGCGCCATCGAGACGCCGCCGAGCGTGCCGCCCGAGCCGACCGCGCAGATGAAGCCGTCGACCTTGCCGCCGGTCTGCTCCCAGATTTCGGGGCCGGTGGTTTCGAGGTGGGCCAGCCGATTGGCGATATTGTCGAACTGGTTGGCCCAGACGGCGCCGCCGGGGAGTTCGCGCGCCAGCTTTTCGGCGAGGCGGCCTGAAAGTTTTACGTAGTTGTTGGGGTTCTTGTAGGGCTTTGCCGGCACTTCGATGAGTTCGGCGCCGTAGAGCCGCAGGGCGTCCTTCTTTTCCTGGCTCTGCGTCTCGGGGATGACGATGACGGTCTTGAAGCCCATGGCGTTGGCGACCAGCGCGAGGCCGATGCCGGTATTGCCCGCCGTGCCTTCGACAATGGTGCCGCCGGGGCGCAGTTCGCCGCGCGCCACGGCGTCGCGCACCATGTAGAGCGCCGCGCGGTCTTTCACCGACTGGCCGGGGTTGAGGAATTCCGCTTTGCCCCAGATTTCGCACCCGGTCGCATCCGAGACGCGGTTGAGGCGGATGAGGGGCGTGTTGCCGATGGCTGAGAGGACGTCGCGATGTTTGGTCATAGCGCGGTTCTAGAAACTGCGTGGACGAGCGACAAGCCGCGAAAGCCCTCGGCGATAAGCCTTTCCCCGGTTTGGCCGATGACTGGAAAGTGCGGCTAAAAGGTCGGCGCCCGACGCGTATTACGATGCTCGGCGGGCGGTGGGGACGTCGGGCGACGTCGTCGCCGTGACGCCGGAAAAGGGGTCGCGCGGACCGCCTGAAGAAAAGTTTTTCCGTGTTTTCAGTAGCTAAGGGCCCGTTTCGGCCTTTCCGGGCGGGTCTGGAACAACTCCCTTTCGCGCTGGTCACCTACGCGCAAAGCCCCGCGATAGTTCACATTTCGGCCACCTTCCCGCCCTTGCCCCAGTGCCGGGTAAAGCGTATCTCCCGCTCAATTTCCCTGGCGGGCTCTTACGCATGACCGATACGAAGCAACTCAGCCATCTCAAGGCCCTCGAATCCGAGAGCATCGAAATATTCCGTGAGGTGGCCGCAAGCTTCGAGCGCCCGGTGATGATGTATTCCATCGGCAAGGACTCGTCGGTGCTGCTGCATCTGGCACGAAAGGCCTTCTTTCCGAGCCGTATCCCGTTTCCGCTGCTGCATATCGACACGACGTGGAAGTTTCGCGAGATGATCGCCTTCCGCGACCGTATGGCCGAGGAGCACGGGTTCGAGCTGCTGGTGCATACCAACCCGGAAGGCGTCGAGGGCAACGTCAATCCGTTCGACCACGGCTCGGCGCGCTACACCGACATCATGAAGACGCAGGCGCTGCGGCAGGCGCTCAATGCCGGCCAGTATGACGCGGCGATCGGCGGCGCACGGCGCGACGAGGAAAAGAGCCGGGCCAAGGAGCGCATCTTTTCGCACCGCAACGCCCAGCACGCCTGGGACCCCAAGAACCAGCGGCCGGAGCTGTGGCATACCTTCAACACGCGTCTGGCGCCGGGCGAGAGCATGCGGGTGTTCCCGCTCTCCAACTGGACCGAGCTCGATATCTGGACTTACATCTATTCGGAAGAGATCGACATCGTGCCGCTCTATTTCGCGCGGCCGCGGCCGGTGGTGGAGCGCTCGGGGACGCTGATCATGGTCGATGACGACCGCTTCCGGTTCGAGCCGGGCGAGAGTCCGCGCGAGGAGGTGGTGCGCTTCAGGACGCTCGGTTGCTATCCACTGACCGGGGCGATCCCGTCCTCGGCGGACGATCTGCCCTCGATCATCATGGAAATGCAGGCCTCGCGGACGTCCGAGCGCGAGGGGCGGCTGATCGACAGCGACCAGGCCGGTTCGATGGAAAAGAAGAAGCAGGAGGGCTATTTCTGATGAACGCCGTGGCCCCGATGCGCGATGCGAACAATGATCTCGAGCTGTGGCTCGCCCAACAGACCGACAAGGGCCTGCTGCGGTTCCTGACCTGCGGGTCGGTGGACGACGGCAAGTCGACGCTGATCGGGCGGCTGCTCTATGACAGCCAGCTCATTCTCGACGACCAGCTGGCGAGTCTCCGCAAGGAAAGCCGCAACCGCATGGTGGGCGAGGAGGGCATCGACTTTTCGCTGCTGGTCGACGGGCTGGTGGCCGAGCGCGAGCAGGGCATCACCATCGACGTCGCCTACCGCTTCTTTTCGACCGACAAGCGCAAGTTCATCGTCGCCGACACGCCCGGCCACGAGCAGTACACGCGCAACATGGCGACGGGCGCGAGCAATGCCGACCTCGCCATCGTCCTGATCGACGCGCGCAAGGGCATGCTGACGCAGACGCGGCGGCACAGCTTCATCCTGTCGCTGATCGGGGTGCGGCACGTGGTGCTGGCGATCAACAAGATCGACCTCGTCGACTACGACCAGAAAGTGTTCGACGCGATCGAGGCGGAATACCGCGCCTTCGCCAGGGATCTCGGGTTCGAGAGCCTCGTCGCCATTCCGGTGTCGGCGCTGCGCGGCGACAACATCGTCGGCCCGAGCGCCGCGATGCCCTGGTACACGGGGCCGCAACTGGTGCCCTATCTCGAGAGCATCGTGGTGTCGTCCGACCGGGCGGCCATGCCGATGCGCTTTCCGGTGCAATGGGTGAACCGGCCCGACCTCGATTTCCGCGGGTTTTCGGGGACGATCGCGTCGGGTATCGTGCGACCGGGCGACGACGTGCTCATCGCCGCCTCGCGAAAGCCGGCGAAGGTGACGCGCATCGTCACCATGGACGGCGACCTCGACGAGGCGATCGCCGGGCAGGCGGTGACGCTGGTGCTCGACCGCGAGGTCGACATTTCGCGCGGCGACGTGCTGACCCATCCGGGCGAGACGCCGGAGTTTTCCAACCAGTTCCAGGCGCGGGTCGTCTGGATGAACGAAGAAAGCGCGATGCCGGGGCGGTCCTACCTGCTCAAGATCGGCGCGCAGACCGTTCCCGTGACCATCACGGACCTAAAATTCCGCACCAACGTCAACACGCTGGAGCAGAGCGCTGCCAAAACGCTCGAACTCAACGAAGTCGGCACGCTGACGCTTAACACCGACAAGCCGATCGCGTTTGACGCCTACAAGACCAACGGGTTGACCGGCGCCTTCATCCTCATCGACCGGATGACCAACGCGACGCTGGGCGCCGGGGTGATCGATTTCGGTCTGCGCCGGGCGCAAAATCTCAGCTGGCAAAAATTCGACGTGAACCGCGCCGTGCGGGCCCAGATGAAGGGGCAGGAGCCGACCATCGTCTGGTTCACCGGGCTGTCGGGGTCGGGCAAGTCGACGGTCGCCAATCTGGTCGAAAAGCGCCTCTCGGCGGAGGGGCGGCACGCCTATATCCTCGATGGCGACAATGTGCGCCACGGCCTCAACAAGGACCTCGGCTTCACCGAGGAAGCGCGCGTCGAAAACATCCGGCGCGTCGCCGAAGTGGCGCGGCTGATGGCGGATGCCGGGCTGATCGTCCTCGTCTCGTTCATCTCACCCTTCGGCAATGAGCGGCGGCTGGCGCGGGAAATCGCCGGCGATATCCGCTTTGCCGAAGTGTTCGTCGACACCCCGCTCGAGGTGTGCGAGGCGCGCGACCCCAAGGGGCTTTACGCCCGGGCGCGGCGCGGTGAGATCAAGAATTTCACCGGCATCGACAGCCCGTTCGAAAAGCCCGAGCACGCCGATCTGGTGCTGCATGGCGCCGCCGAGACGCCCGAACGGATGGCCGAGGCAGTGTACGAGGCCGTGTTCGACTGGAGTGGGGCGTACTCGATCTAGGGGGCGGGGGGGCGGACTCGCGGTTTGCCTCTCTTCTCGCGTTCTTTCGGGGGCAGCCATTCGGGCATAACCCTCGCCACGCCGACAAAGGTCCACCACCTTTGCGTAGGCGGCACATCACCCTTCTCGCCTAAAATCATGCCACGGGCATGATTTTTCCTTCGGCCGACTTTCGCGGGAATGACGCCGTGGGGGGGCGATGCTTGATCTCTGCCCAAATGTTGATCGTATCAGGTCTTCAGCATCAACTTGATGGCGAGGCCGCTTTGCAATATCAGCCATGACGCTAATCTAGCGCACCATTTGCAGCGCTTAGAGCAATCACGCGGCCGGGGGCACTCAATTGAAAATTTACTACATCAACCTCGACCGCCAACCTGAGCGCCGGCTTCGTCTTGAGCGGCAGTTGTCTGAGTTAGGCCTGGAGGCGACCCGAATTCGTGCAGTCGAGCCTGCCGACATTCCGCCGGAGGTGCTGCAGCGCTATTGCCACCAGCGTACGCCTCATTTCCTGGCGCCGGCCGAGCTTGCGTGCACCCTCAGCCACGTCGAGGCGTTCAAGCGTATCGCTGCAGGTATCGCGCCGTTTGGCCTTGTGCTCGAGGATGATGCCATCCTGTCCCGATCGCTGCCGGCTTTCCTTGCCGCGTTTGCCGGCGCGCCGCCGCCCCTCGATATCGTCAAGCTCGACGCCCTTCGAGAACGTGTCCTCGTTGCAGCGGGCGCACCCGCGACGATCTCCGGCATTTCCCTCCTTGAGGTAGTCGGGACGCGGGGCTGTTGCGGCGGCTATTTGATTTCGCGGGAGGCGGCGGCGCGCCTCGCTGCCGATCCAAGCTTGCTGAATGCGCCGATCGACGTCTCGCTCTATTTTCCATATGAAAATATCGCCAAAGGCTTGGCGATACGGCATGCCGACCCTGCCTTGTGCACGCAATATGTGGGACCGGGCACCGATAGCAGCCTTGATGCGCCCCGCAGCGCCATGCGGCAGGTGAGAAGACATTGGCGCAACATCATTCTCCGAACCATTCGCAAGCGCCGCCCCCAATTGCACGACTTCATTCAACGAGTGCTGGGCGCCAAAGTGGTCCGAACGCGTGTCGTGGATGATCTGGTCGTGCCATACGCGCCGGCCCGTCCCCAGGTGGGACAACAGGCCATGTAGTGGCCGCGCAGACCGGCGGTCTCCGGTCATGCAGAAAATGTCGGGTCGCCTAAGTATCTGCGCCCCCTCCGTTGTTCATGCCAGGGGCGCCGCTGGATCTCAGTCTGAATGTCTTGGCGGATCAGCTCTTCAGCATCAGCTTGATGGCGAGGCCGACCACGGCAACGGCCAGGACGCCGGCGAGCCAGAGGCCGACGAACCAGGCCAGCCGGGTGGCGGTGGCGCGCATCAATGGTAACCTTCGGTGGGGTGGACCTTGCCGCGGAACACCCAGTAGGCATAGCCGCTATAGATCAGGATGATCGGGATCAGCACCACGGCGCCGGCGAGGAGGAACGACAGCGAGTCGTCGGGGGAGGCGGCTTCCTTGATCGTCAGCGCGCCGGGGACGATGTAGGGATAAAAGCTGATGCCGATGCCGGCGAAGCTGATCACGAAAATGCCCAGCGCGCTGAGGAAGGGCTGCAGGTGCTTTTCGGCGCGTAGCCCCTGCCAGAGCCCGAAGGCGCAGACCGCGAGCAGCAGCGGGACGATGGCCGAGAAATAGGCCGTGGGCCAGCGGAACCAGCGCTCGAAATAGGTCGGGTCGAGGAACGGCGTCCACAGGCTGACCGCACCGATCAGCACCAGCGTGGCGATGGCGGCATAGAAGGCGACGTGGCGCGCCCGGCGCTGCATCGGGCCGGTGGTCTTGAGGTTGAGCCAGGTGGCGCCGAGCAGGCTGTAACCGACGACGAGCGCGACGCCGGTGAGGGCCGAGAACGGCGTCAGCCAGTCCCACCAGCCGCCGGCATATTGGCGGTCCGCGATGTGGATGCCCTGCACCAGCGCGCCGAGTGCGATGCCCTGCATGAAGGCGGCGGTGAAGGAGCCGAGCGCAAAGCCCCAGTCCCAGACCGGGCGCCAGCGTTTGGTGCGGAAGCGGAACTCGAAGGCGACACCGCGAAAGACGAGGCCGAGCAGCATCAGGATGATGGGCACGTAGAGCGCCGGCAAGACGGTCGCGTAGGCGAGGGGGAACACCGCCATGAGGCCGCCGCCGCCCAGCACCAGCCACGTCTCGTTGCCATCCCAGACCGGGGCGACGGTGTTGGTCATGACGTTGCGGTCTTCGGTGTCCTCGAAGACGGTAAAGAGGATGCCGACGCCGAGATCGAACCCGTCGAGCACGACATAGGCGAGCACGGAAAAGGCCAGCAGCCCGGCCCAGATGAAGCTGAGTTCAAACATTGCGGTCTCCTTCGGCTTCGATCTGCTGCACCGGCGTGATGCCGGCCGAACGCGTCGGCCCCGTATGCAGGTCGGACTCGTCGCCCTCGGGCGGGCGGGACACCACGCGCAGGATGTAGAACACCCCCGCGCCAAAAACGCCGAAATAGACGAGGATGAAGGCGATCAGCGAGGCGCCGATGGCGGCCGCGTCGATGTTGGAGAGGCTGTCGGCTGTGCGCAGCAGGCCATAGACTGTGTAGGGCTGCCGGCCGACCTCGGTGGTGTACCAGCCGGCCAGCACGGCAATGAACCCCGACGGGCCCATCACCAGCGCCGCGCGTTGCAGCCAGCGGCTGGTGTAGAGCGTCTTTCTGTAGCGCGCCCAGAGCGACCACAGCCCGAGGCCGAGCATCAGGAAGCCAAGCCCCACCATGATGCGGAAGGTGAAGAACGGGATCAGCGCCTGCGGTCGCTCGTCGGGCGGGAAGGCTTTTAGCCCCTTGATTTCGGCATCGAGCGAATGGCCGAGGATCAGGGAGCCGAGTTTTGGAATCTCGATGGCGTAGTGGGTCGTCTCGGCCTTGTCGTCGGGGATGCCGAAGAGGATGAGCGGTGCGCCGACCTGGGTGTCGTAGTGGCCCTCCATCGCGGCGATCTTGGCCGGCTGGTATTCGAGCGTGTTGAGCCCGTGCTGGTCGCCGGCGAAGATCTGGATGGGGGTGACGATCGCCGCCATCCACATGGCCATCGAGAACATCACCCGGGCCTGGCGGTTGGAATTGTCGCGCAGCAGGTGATAGGCGCCGACCGCCCCGACGGCGAAGGCCGTGGTCAGGAAGGCGGCGAGCACGGTGTGCACCAGCCGGTAGGGGAAGGACGGGTTGAAGACGATGGCCCACCAGTCGACCGGCACGAACTGGCCGACCCCGTTGGTGACATAGCCCGCCGGGGTCTGCATCCAGCTATTGGCGGAAATGATCCAGGTGGCCGACAGCAGCGTGCCCACGGCGACCATGGCGACGGCGAACATGTGCAGCCCGTCGCCGACGCGCTTGCGCCCGAACAGCGCAATGCCGAGGAACCCGGCCTCGAGGAAGAACGCCGTCAGCACCTCATAACCCATCAGCGGGCCGATGATCGGACCGGTCTTGTCGGAGAAGCGGGCCCAGTTGGTGCCGAACTGGTAGGTCATCACGATGCCGGAGACGACGCCCATGCCGAAGACGATGGCGAACGCCGTTTTCCAGTAGTCGAAGAGTTTCAGGTAAGCCGTATCGCGCCGCCACAGCCAGAGCGCGTTCAGCACCGCGAGGTAGCTCGCGAGCCCGATCGAGAACGCCGGGAAGAGAAAATGGAACGAGACGGTGAATGCGAACTGGAGTCGAGCCAGCAGTTCCGCGCTTTGACCAAAGGACATGGACGCGCCTCTCCGTGATTTGGCTCATCCTACAACGCCGGCAGACGGATTTCGACGCCCTTGCGGGGGCGTTATGTTGACGCAATCGCGTCGTTTGCGCTTTGTTCCGGGACGGCGGTGCGCGGGATCGCGGCCCCAGCTGGCAAAAGCGTCAGTGCGGCGCTTGCCACCGCAGCAGCCGCATGGCGTTGGCCGTAACCAGCACGGTGGCGCCGGTGTCGGCGAGGATAGCGGGCCAGAGCCCGGTGATGCCGAGGATGGTGGTGACGAGGAAGACCGCCTTGAGGCCCAGCGACAGGGTGATGTTCTGGGTGATGTTTCCCATCACCGCGTGCGACAGGGCGATCATGTTGGGAATATCCGCCACACGCCCGTGCAGGCTTGCCGCGTCCGCCGTCTCCAGCGCAACGTCGGTGCCGCCGCCCATGGCGATGCCGATGTCGGCGGCGGCGAGGGCGGGCGCGTCGTTGATGCCGTCGCCCACCTTGGCAACGACCTTGCCGGACGCCTGCAGGTCGCGGACCACGCGCAGTTTGTCTTCGGGCAGCAGATCGGCGCGCGCGTCGATGCCGAGTTTTGCGGCGATCGCCGCAGCGGTGCGGGCATTGTCGCCGGTGAGCATGATGGTTGCGATGCCGGCGTTCTTGAGCGTGGCCAGTGCTGCTGCTGCATCGGGGCGCGGCTCGTCGCGCATCGCGAACAAGGCCGCCACCTGATCGCCGACGAGCAGGACGGACACGCTCTTTCCGGCCTCGCCGAGCGCCGAGATGGTGGTGGCAGTCGCTTCAGCTATCTCGGTGCGCTCTCCGGCGGCCTGCGGCGAGCCGAGAAAGACGGTCTTGCCGCCGACGCTGCCGCTCACGCCCTTGCCGGCGATCGCCTTCGCGCCCATGGCGGGGGGAATGGGCGCCTTGTCGCGCGCCGCCCGGTCGAGGATGGCCAGCGCGAGCGGGTGCGACGAGCCGACCTCCAGCGCCGCGGCAAGCGACAGGGCCTGCGTTTCGCTGCGCCCGAGGGCGATGATGTCGGTCACCACGGGCTTGCCCTGGGTGAGCGTGCCGGTCTTGTCGAGCGCGACGACGGTGATCGTGCGCAGTTTTTCGAGCACGGCGCCCCCCTTCATCAGGAGGCCGCGACGGGCGCCCGCCGCGAGGCCTGCCGCGATCGCCGCCGGCGTCGAGATGATGAGGGCGCAGGGGCAGCCGATCAGCAGGATGGCGAGGCCCTTGTAGATCCATTCGCTCCACATTCCGCCGAACAGCAGCGGCGGCAGCACGGCCACCAGCGCGCCGACGACGAGGACGCCGGGGGTGTAGACAGTGGAGAAGCGATCGATGAAGCGCGCCGTTGGCGACTTGCTCTCCTGCGCCTCCTCGACGAGATGCACGACGCGGGCGATGGTGTTGTCCGCCGCGGCGGCCGTCACGCGGACAAGCAGCACCGCATCGGCGTTGACGGTGCCCGCGAAAACCTCGTCGCCCACAGATTTGCGTACCGGAACGCTTTCGCCGGTGACGGGGGACTGATCGACGGCGCTGGTGCCGTCGATGATCTCGCCATCGGCTGCGATGCGATCGCCGGGGCGGACGAGGATGGTGGCACCGATCGCCAGCTCCTCCACCGGGACTTCCCGGGTCTGGCCGTGCGCATCGACGACCAGCGCCATTTTCGGCACCAGCGCGGTCAGCCCCTTGATGCTGGCGCGGGCGCGGCCGGCGGCGACGCCTTCCAGCAATTCGCCCACGAGGAACAGCAGGACAACCGTCGCCGCTTCCTCGGTCGCGCCGATGAGGACGGCGCCGATCGCCGCGATGCTCATCAGCGTCTCGATCGAAAACGGCGTGCCGTTCAACGCCCCGGCAATCGCCCGCCGGCCCACGGGCACCAGCCCGACGAGGAGCGCCGCGAGAAAAGCCCAGTGACCAAGGGATGGCACCAGCTGCCCGACGACATAGGCGAGCAGCAGACCGGCGGCGCAGACGAGCGTGAGGATGGCTTTCGGCGATTGCCACCACGGGCCGTCCTCGAGCGATCCGTGATCGTGGCTGTGCCCTGCAGCCGGCCGTTCGGCATCCCCGCCCGGGGCGCGAAGGGAATAGCCGAGGGCCTTGACGGTCCTTTCGATAGCGGCGTTCGGCACGCCGTCATGGGTGACTTTCAGCGTACCGACAGTGAACGACGCTTCGGCCTTCGACACGCCGGGGAGGCGGGCGACGGCAGTCTCGATCTTGGCCGCGCAGGCGGCGCAGTCCATTCCCTCGACCTGGTAGCGGGTGTTCAGGGCGGCTTCGGCCATGCTTTTCGTCCTCGCGATCCGTTCGGATCCCATCGGTACGACCTCTAGCGACTAGAGGGTCAAGCAGGTTTTGGGGGCTGGGTCTGATGCAAATTTCGGGCAAAGAAAAAGCCCGGTCGCCCGGGCTTTTTTCGTTCCACTGCCACAAAAAGTGGCTCCGCGAGTAGGAGTAGGAGGCATCCGGCGGATCAGAGAAAACCCATGTTTTGCTCGGCAGGCGCCTCAGACGACCTTAGTTGGCTCCGTCAATGTTGCCCATTTTGTTGCCCGTTTTGTTGCCCGGACGGGAGATGGTGGCGTGGGCGGTAACTCGGCTCATGATATCGGCCCGACGCAGCTCTTCGGCGCGCATCTTTTCGAGGCGCTCGAACAGCGGCAGCGCCACCTGCAGATCGTGGGTCGTGATGGCCTCGGCGACCAGCCCCATGACTCGCTCGATGCGCTCCAGCTGGGTCACTTCCGTGCCTCAGTGAACTTGCTGGGTGACCAGGGCCAACCTGCAGGGATGGGCTCACCGTCGCCAAGCGGATTCCCGTCGGCGCCGACATAGCCGTCTCTGTCTTCGCCGCAACAGCCGCGGTGGATCAGTCCGCCTTCCGCGTCATGCAGAACAAGATCGCCCTCTCTGAGGGGTGTCTCGCAGGCTATGCAGGTCTCAATCTCGCTGGCGACCTCAAGCATTTGCCGCGCCCTCCCACGCTTTGGTGGCGAGTTCGCGTTCGAAGGTTTGGCGGAAGAGATCCGCGGCGGCGGCCCAGGTCAGGGGGCGGGGGCGGATGCGTGGGAGAGGACGGGACAGGGGGCGCGGGAAGCGTCCATTGGCCGCCGGCATGAATGTGCGCCATTCGACGGCCGCGGCGAGCTGGTCGGCCTCGGTCACGGCATCGTGCACTTCTCTCGGCGCATCGGGCAGGCCGAAACGGCGCTCGATCAGCCGGTCGAGGCGATATTTGATGCTGTCGACGCGGCGCGCGAAGCCGGCGTCGTAGGCGCAGAGCAGCTCGACGGTCGGCGTCGTGATGTCGCCGATGAGATATTCGTGGCCGTCATGCTTCAGGGCCCAGAGCGCCCAGGGGCGCAGCTGCGGCGCAATGCTGATGAACAGGTCGTAGACCAGCACAGAGTGCTGGGCGACGGCGAACGGTACCTCGAGGCATCCGGTCCAGCGATTGAGTTGGCCCAGGCCATGGGCCATGGCCTCGAGGGTGATGGTTTCGGGCGCCGGGTCGAGCAGATCGACGGGGCCCGTGCGGGTGGCGCTGTGGATCATGCCGCCGCCCTCGCGAGTTGATCGATGTTGCCGCGCTCGACAGTGAAGTTGTAGGCGGCGACCCAAGGGTTGGCGTCCCATGAGTTTGAGCCGTTGATCGCTTCCCACAGATCGCGATAGGCCTTCTGCGGGTAGTTCGCCCAAAAGGTGAAGTCGTCCCACCATTTGCCCTCAAACGGCTTGCCCTCAACGTCTTTGGGGCGCCAGTGCTCGGTGGAGGTCACGCCTTCAGCCAGAGCGTCGCCCGCGCTGCAATCCTGCAAGCGCTGCACGCGCACGTCGGTCACGGTGAGGGTGAGGCGGGAGGCCCAGCGGGGCATATGGATGCTTGGTTTCCATGCCGGTTTGCCGGAGCGGTCAAAGTCGACACGATAGTGCGCCGCCATGTCCGGATCGGTCGGATCGACAGTCTTGGGCAGGTCGTAGGCTGTGACAGGGATGCGCGCGAACATTTCGCGCACCCACAGCCGATCGCCGATCTCAAGTGGCACAAGAGTGATGATGGCCTTCTCTGGATCAAAGGGAGCGTAGCTGCTCGCCCAGACCCCAGTGACGGCATCAAAAGTTTCCCACCCGCGGAGCTCAAGATCTTCGAGCGTCTCAGACGCCAGATCAGCGACGATCCTAACGTTTTCCGACTTCAGCGCCCGCCGCGTCTGCGTCTTGGTGCCGGCGAGCAGGGCTCGGACCATCGGACCAGAGAACACGATCGGTTTGTCGGTCATCACGATCTCCCTCCCAGGCGGCCGATTGCGGCGCGGACGCGGGCTAGCTGGGCGGGCGCCTCGCTGACGATGGTTTCAAGGCTCGACTCGCGGTCACGCAGGCGCGCCAATTCGCGGGCGCGGTCGAGCGTGGCGACGATGCGCGAATGGCGGTGCCGGTCGTCAGTGGTACGGTGCATCACGCCACCTCCAGCCGGTGCGGCATGCCGTGCTTTTCGGACGTGCGGTTGAACTTGGCGACGATGGCGGCGCCGAGGTCGATATCGAGTGACCAGGCGATGCCGTCGAGGGCGCGGACGAGCGCGCCGAAAGCGAAAGCGGGAAAGAGTCGGGGGCGAACCCTATCCTCGATATCGGCGACGACGCCGGCGATATCGCCCATCCGCGCTATCGCAAGAAGGGCCGCCTGCTGCAGCGTGACGATGCCGAACTCGGTGAGCCGGTCTTCGGTAGCTGCGCGAAACTCGTCGAAGCTGCGGTTGTCGATCTCGACGCCGAAGCGGGCGGCGAGCAGGTCGCAGTAGATCACCGCGTCGGCGAGTTCGTCGGCAAGGTCCGCGGTAAGCGCCTCGGCGGTCGTCTGCGCGCCGAAGGTGATTCCGTCGCGGACGCGGTTGAGCTTCTTGACGACGTTAAGCGCCTCGCCGACTTCGCCGCCGACGGCGATCAGCCAATCGGAGGGCGACCAGCTTTCGAGCGGGTGTTTCCAGCCTTCGACGCTGCGGGCGACGTTGACCAGGCGCAGCTGTGGGAAAGTGAGGCTCATGACGCGATCCTCGCCGGCACACCGCGCTCGGCGTGAAAGTCGTCGGCGGCGCGGGCGATGATTTCGTCCCAGAGGTCGGCGATCTCGCGGTTGGTGAATTGCTGCAGGCGCAGTGTCGAGTGGATGGTGGGGATCTGCGGCAGCATGCCGAGAACCAGGGCGGAAGCCTCGCGGATACGCGCCTCGCGGTCATAGGGCGCCTCGGCGGTGCCGAAGGTGGGATGATCCTGACGGATCACCGTCCGATCGGCGATGCGGCTGGCGCGGCCGATGTGGCGAGCGATTTCGTCGGCGCTGAGCGAGTGGGTTTCCGGCGCATCGCGAAAATGGTGCATCTCGGTCGGCCGGCCTTCGCCGGACTGACGCAGGATTACCGTCGCCATGCGGCCGGCAATGTCTTCGTCCTCAAGGGCGAAGGGGGCCGGCACCAGGCGACTGCCGGCGTGGTCGGGGCGAAGGTTTTCGGAGTGGGTGTGCATGGAGCATCCTCGCAAAAATCGCGTGAATGTAACCACAGGTTTCAATAAGTTGCAATAACGGGAAACCAAGAGTTGCGGTTCGTTCTCCGGTTCCGCGTGTTAGGCTCGCGCTTTGTAGGCATTGCGAGGGGGGAGCCTTGCCGTACTATTTGAGGAAGTCGGTGCGATTTGGCCTGTTGAGGGTCAATTTTTCGAAGAGCGGTGTAGGAGTTTCTACCGGGGTGAAGGGGCTCCGCTTTGGGGCCGGGCCGCGCGGACACTACGTCCATGCCGGTCGCGGCGGTATCTACTACAGGTCGAATTTCGGGAAGAATTCCGGCCGTGGAACGAAGCCTACTTTCGCCGAGCCACGGCCTCGCGCCGTCGAGCATCAAGGCGCGAACCCTGTGTCGTTGTCGCTCGAAGTCGAGATGCGCGAGATCGACTCCGGCGATGTCGCCGGCATGCGGGGGGAGGCATTCGAGGCAATCCTCGCGGATATCGAGAAACGCGCCCGTCGGTGGCGGATGGTTGTGTGGCTGCCGTTGGCCATCATCATCGCCTCTTACGTCGCGTCCATCGGCTGGGGCGCCGCCTGGTTCGGCTGGGCCTTGTTGGCACTTCCGTCGCTGCTCGTCGGCGTTTGGATCGATGCTTCACGACGAATTTCCGTGATGGCCTATGAACTCGACAAGGATGTTGAGGGGCGCTACCGGGCCCTATGCGCTGCCTTTGACGAGCTGCTGACCTCGAAAGCCATCTGGCACGTACAGGCGTCGGGTGATGTGCGGGATTTGCAGGTGGCCAAGCGCAATGCCGGCGCAAAGGCGTTGATTACACGCGCCCAGATATCCCCACGTTACGCGCTTCCCAAGAACATCAAGAGCAATATCACGCCGCCCTCTATCAGTGCAGGCAGGCAAACGCTCTACTTCCTGCCGGACGTCGTACTGATCGAAGACCGCAAACGGTTCGGCGCTGTCGGCTATTCAGAGATGCGGGTCGATGCCGCGCCGTCGCGCTTCATAGAGGATGGGCGCGTTCCAAAGGACGCAGAAATTGTCGGGACGACATGGCAGTACATCAACGTGAAGGGCGGTCCGGATAGGCGCTTCGCCAACAATCGTCAGATTCCCATATGCCTTTATGAGGAGATGCAGGTCAGAAGCGAAAGCGGACTCAACGAACGCTTCCAGGTGTCGCGCCGAGGCGCTGGCAAGGCATTCGGACAAGCGCTGCTAGATTTGGGTAGGGGGTGATCAGCGCTTGGGGCCGCGACGTGGGCGAGGTGCCGCTACAGTCAGCGGCTCGGTCCCTGCGCCGGCATAGCCGAGGATTTCGCGGAGCGACAAGACCTTGTGGGTAGATAGGCCCGGCGACTTCATGAAGGAGATCTCGCCAGTAGGATGCAGCTGACGCGCCATCACCCGGTCTGCAAGATCGTCCTGCAGAATTTTGATGAATGCCGTCGGATTGCCGTTCCGGCTCTTATGCTCAATGACGATTATTGGGTCGCCGGGCGAGGCGGGTGAATGAGGGCTGACATAGACAGGGTCGCCTGGCCGATACATTGGCAGCATGGAGTCGCCCGTGACCTCGAGGCCATATACATCCCGCAAGCCGACCAGGCCGGGAAGCATTGGCAGCGTCCCGATGGGTTGCTGATCGAGTAGTAGGGCCGTGCCCGCCGCAAGCGTCGAGCCGGCCGCCTGACCATAGATTTCGACCGTCCCAACAAGCCCCCCGGTTCCAGTCGCGTCCAGCACGCCGACGGAATGCAGGAAGCGCTGGCCGACGCGGCGCAGGTCGTCTTCCGATGGCGGCGCACCTCGGTTCTTACCAATCCAATCGAGAGTGGTGCCAACCATGTCAGCGACGGCGTCCATGTTTCGCCGCGCGAGCCCCTTGCTGCCCTTCTCCCAATTACCAACAGCGCCTCGGGTAACGGGAGGTGACCCGGCAGATTTCAACTGCTGGTTCAATGCATCGGCGAACTCGTCCTGAGTTAGCCCCATCCCCTTGCGGATGAATGCGATTCTTTCGGCGAGTGACTCCATGAGCGGCAGGATATTGAAAGGTAGGGTTTCAGTCTCCGACAAATCTGGTTGCAACATATTGTAACCTGTGGTTTCAGTGTTGCCATGAGCGATGCTGAATCAGACCGTCTGATCCTGAAGGCCACGGCGCGGGCAAAGTCCGCTGCCGGCGGTCCTTCATCTCTGTCCCGGGCCCTGGGTCAGTCGGGGGAGGCCGTCTCGCCTCAGGCGATCAGCAAATGGTCGCGCGTGCCCGCTGAGCGGGTTCTTGAGGTCGAACGGTTGACGGGCGTCTCGCGCTACGAACTTCGGCCAGACGTCTACGGCCCCGCTCCCAAACCAGATCGGGGCGCCGCATGACGATGTCCCTTCTCTACGCCGGACTGTTTTTGATTTCGGCGGTGGCGAACCTGGTGATGGTGATCTTCATCCGTCTTGCCTTGGCCTCGTTCGACCGCAGGATCAGCCGGATCGAAACCTTGGTAGGCCGGGATGGAAGCGACAACACGAGGTGCGCGCGATGAACGTCCGTCGCCAAGCCGAGTATTGTTCCACCGACCGCCGACATGGCCGCATCCACGGTCACAGTTCTGCCGGTCAGCGTTTTCGCGGCGACCTCGGCGGGTCAGGGCGTCGAATGACCGCCCCATCACTCTTTCCATTCCACGCAGGCCCGGGAGTGCAGGAGGCGCACGCCCCCGTCACCCAGCGTGGCGCAGGCGCCGAACTCCTCCCTGGCGTCGCCGGACTGGCGGGGGGCGGCTGTACTGCGTCCGCTCCCCGTCTTTTTCGCGCTGAGGATGCGGCGCGCGCGGCGGTAGGCGGCGAGGGCGGCGGACAGTTCTGGGGTCAGCGGAATTTTCATGCGGCGAAATACGGGGCCGCGTTGGGCCTTGTCGTCCGCAACAACCGGGAGGTTTTGCGGTGAGGCCGATGAAGCGACGCCAGCCGGGCAGTGTGTTCGATGCGCTGGTGCGGATGATGACCCAGATCGGCGAGGCCTCGGGCAATCCCGGGCGCGGCATCGAGATTGCCGCCGATTTCGAGGGCAAGACCAAGTGGACGCTGACGCACGAGATCGACCCTGACGATGCGAAGCACCGCATGTCGGTGGTCAGCGCGGCGCGGCTGACGGCGCACTTCAATGTTTCCGCGCTGGCCGAGCATTTCGCGACGCTGGCCGGCGGCTGCTTTCTGCCGATCCCGACGGGCGAGGGCGGGCAGCGCTGGCGCGAACTCACGGCCGAGTCGGTCGAGGAAATGGGGCTGCTGGCCGCCGAGATGGTGCGTGACCTGGCCGATGGCGAAATCAACGCCGCCGAGGCGCGCCGCATCATTCCGTTGATCGAAATCCTGATGCGCGACATGGCCGAAATGCTGGCCATGGCCCGTGCGCTGAGCGAGGGGGGGCGGGCCGATGGCTGACGAGCCGCTGGAACTCACCCTGAAGCGCTGGCCGGACCGCGAGGCGCGCTTCGCCCTGGCACGGCCGGCGCGTCCGAGCCCGATCGGCTTTGGTCTGTCGCTCAACGAAATGCGCCGGGTGCGCGCCGAAATCGACGAAGCGCTGCGCCTCGTCGAGGCCCAGCCGCACGCCAATGCCTACCAGGTGACGCCGATGCGGAGGGCGACCGATGCGTGAGGAAGAGCTTGAGGGGCTGGCCTTCCATCCGCTGGCCGATCTGTTTCCGCTGATCGAGGGGCGCGAGTTCGACGAACTGGTCGAGGATGTGCGCGCCAACGGATTGCGCGAGCGCGTCGTTCTGCATGAGGGGCGCATTCTCGACGGGCGCAACCGCTTTCGGGCGGCGCGTGCGGCCGGGCTGATCGACGGGGAAGTGCACAATCTGCCGGCGGCGATCGCGGCGCAGATGTTCCGCCTGTTCGATCCGCTGGTTGAAGGCGAGCCGCTGAAATGGGTGCTGAGCAAGAACCTTTATCGGCGGCATCTGAGCCCGAGCCAGCTGAGCATGGTGGCGGCGGATCTCGGCAAGCTGCGGCAGGGGCGGCCGAACGAATGGAACCGGGGCGCGCCGGGTGAGAACAAACCGGCAGGCTTGCCGGATTCGCCCGCGACGCAGGCCGAGCGAGCGGCGCTTGTCGGCACGTCGGAGCGCAATGTGCGCGCGGCGGACTTCGTCAAGGGCCATGCGGCCGAGGAAGTCGTTGCCGCGGTGCGGCATGGCGAAGTGACCGTTTCGGCGGCAGCCGAGCTGGCGCGCCTGCCGATCGCCGAGCAGCTCGAAATTCTGCGCAATGCCGATCCGCGGGCCTTTGCCCGGGTGGCGCGGGAACGGCGGGGCGTGACGCAATCGCTGAAGCGGGAGCGGCGCATCGAACGTGAGATCTCGCTGGCGGCGCGCCAAAGGGCGCTGCCCGATGCGCGGTTCGGCGTGATCCTCGCGGATCCCGAATGGCGGTTTGAGACCTGGTCGGCCGAGACCGGCATGGATCGGGCGGCGGACAATCACTATCCGACCTCGACGCTCGAGGCGATCAAGGCGCGGCCGGTCCACACCATCGCGGCGGACGATTGCGTGCTGTTCCTGTGGGCGACGGTGCCGATGCTGCCGCAGGCGATCGAGGTCCTGGCGGCGTGGGGCTTTGCCTACAAGAGCCATGTCATCTGGCACAAGGTCGGGCAGCAGGGCACCGGCTACTGGTTCCGTAACGAACATGAGCTGCTGCTGGTTGGTACGCGCGGCGATCTGCCGGCGCCGATCATGGGCGAGCAATGGTCATCGGTCCTTAGCGAGGCGCCGGGCGAGCATTCGGCCAAGCCGGAAGGCAGCTTCCGCCTGATCGAGGAATACTTTCCGAATCTCCCCAAGATCGAACTCAACGCGCGGACGGCGCGGCCGGGCTGGACGGCATGGGGACTCGAAGCGCCGGACGAGATCGTCGATCCGCTCACAGGTGAAGTTCTCGAACCGCAGCCTGCTCCCTGGGCTGCGCCGGATGGCGGCGAGGGAGCTGACCTCGCCCTTGCCGCCACCGGACCCCGTTCGCCGGCAACGGCGGATGAGGATGCGGCGTGTGCCCCGGTAGAGCCATGCACTGACGAGCATGGGGACGGAAACGGCCTCCGGTTGAAGGGGAACGCAACGGCTTGCCCAGACCCCAGCGTAGGTTCGCGCGAGAGCGGTTCTTTGGCTGCGGAAAGTGGGATCACACAATGCGAGGATGACGCCTCGCCCGCGCCGCATCCAGAAATTCGACGGGATGAGCCCGCCGATACGATCGGGGAGGGCCACCCTTCTCTCCCCGACCGTCCCAATCCCGCGGCGGCCGACGCGATCCGCGACATCATTGTCGAGGGCTATCGCACCGATACGCCAGTGGCGGAGATCGCCGCGCGTACGGGGCTCACGCGCAACGCGGTCAAGAAGCGCGCCGGTGACCTCAAGCTTAGCAGTCGCGACCGACAGCGGCGCATGGCGAGCGCGTTCACGACCAAACAGAACGCGGCGCGCCGCGATGCAGGTGCGACGTGAGTATCGGCTGTCCCCTCTGCGGCGCGCCCATTGTCGACGACGGGTGCGTTCTCGTTGACCTTGAGTCAGGCCTGGTTGTCGGCGGCGGGCGTGTCGCTCAGCTCACCGGGCAGGAAGCAGTCTTGTTCGAGGCTCTTTGGGTAGTGCGTCCTCGCATGTTGGGCAGGGAACAGCTGCTGGCGGCGCTCTACTCCCTGCTGTCCTCGGGGGATGAGGCCGAAATCAAGATCATCGACATCTACGTCTGCAAGCTGCGGCGGAAACTCGCCGGCATGGACATCACAATCGAGACGGTGTGGGCGAGGGGATACCGGCTGGTCGTTGGCCGCGAGGCGCAACGTTCGCGCGCCGGTGACGCCTCCGCTGATCGCGCCAATTTGGGGGAGCTTCTCTCGTGACGGAAATCAATACCGATATCGGGCCGGAGCCGCGGCTGGAGTGGATTGACGTCGATCTGATCGACGTCGACCATAATTATCAGCGCGAGGTCGACGGCCGTCAGGTCACCAAGATCCTGAAGACTTTCAGGTGGGACCATTTCGGCGCGGTCGTGCTCGCCTCCAAGGAGGATGGCCGCTTCACGGTTACCGACGGCCAGCATCGCTGCAAAGCCGCCCAGCTGCATCCCGGCGTCAAGCGTGTGCCCGCGCTGGTCACATCGTTGAGCGGGACTGATGCCGAGGCAGGCAATTTCCTCGTCATCAATCGGTCGCGAAAGGCCGTAACGCCGGTCGAAACGTTCTGGGCGGGCGTCGCGGCCGGCGATGCCGCGTGCCTTCGCGTTCAAAAAGTGCTGGCGCTCGCCGGCTGCGAAGTGGTGGCGGGGGCAGGTGAACATCGCGCCGGCCACACCAGCGCAGTGTCAGCGGTCACGCGCGCCTGCGAGCGCTATGGCGACGATGCCGTGGCCGATGCGCTCAAGATCATCCGCGCCGCCTGGCCGAAGGATGCCAAGGCGTTGCGCGGCACTCTGATCACGGCCCTCGCCCGCGTTATCCGCCACAATGCCGCGCTTGATCGCGACCGCATGGCAAGGATGCTGGCGCCGAAGGGCTTTGCCGAGATGACGGCCGCCGCAGAGGCATTCCGCAAAATCTCGGGCGGTGATGCAGCGACCGCGATCAGCAAGACGCTGACCGAACTCTACAATCGGCACCTGCAGCCCGCGAACCACATCTATTTCGGGGCGGCGACGTGAGCGCGCCCATTTCGGCCAAGCGCCTGCAGCTCGGCGGCCGCGAGCGGCAGCGCCGCGTGGCCAGCATTTCAGCAACGCAGCAGCACCAGGTGAGGAGGGCGCATGCCGAATAGCTCGACGACGTTCATGTATGGCGGAGACCAGAACTATGTGGTGCCGCGAGGCACTAACCCGGCATTGCAGGCGCGCCGCAGTGTGCGCGGTGAGCCGCTGGAAGCCGGCGCCGTGCGGCAGCTGCGCGAGTGGCACGCGAAAACGAACGTGCGCTTTCGCCTGATGCAGCCGGGGCCGATCGAGGCGACGCCGGCCTATCTCCACATGGGTGATTTCAGCCGGTTCACGGCGGACGTCACCTACGCCTGGATCGGGCCGCGCGAAGCGCTGCGCCGCGTCCGCGCCCTTCACCCGCACCTCGCCGATCTCAGCATCGTGCCGGTGCCGCCGGCCCCGCGTGGGGAAATCTTGCACTCAAGGAGGATCAGATGAGCAAGCAGGCTATTCAGAAGCTCGCCGCAGTCGGCGTGGCAATCACCTCACGGCCGCTGCATGTGGCGCCCGTGTTCATTGCGACGGGACGCGACAGCATCGCCATCCGCGCCGGCGCCGCGTTCAATGTCGCGGGCACCAGTCTGGTGTTCGATGAGCAGCGCGAGCTGCTCGTTGTCGGCGACCTGGTGCCCGGGCAGGATTATGTCGTGGCGCTCGGCGACGGCGATGCGCCCTATATCGGGCCGTGGCTTGACAATGACGAGCCCGTTCTAGGCGGCTTCCATTATGCGCCGGGCGGCAACGCCACCGCGCGGCAGGGCGGCGACGATGTGCCGGCGATCAATCCCTGCTCGATCTGGGACATCGGCTTTCGGCCGACCTGCGCCGACCCGCGCGGCATGGCCTATGTCGCGGGCGTACCGGGCAGCTTCGGCGTCGCACCGTTCTGGGTCGATATTTATCTTTGCGCCGCTCGCCACCTCGAACGGGGCACCAGCGTGTTCGGCGCGATCATTGCCGACGGCAGCGACCCGCCGCAGCAGGCGGACGGTACGCGGTTTGCGAAGCTCGATTATCCGACGGCGCAGGCCGTCATGGCGCAGCACGGCAAGGGGCTGCTGAGCCTCAATGAGTTCGCCGCGTCAGCTTATGGCGTGACCGAAAAAACCAATGCCCGCAACGACCCGAAGGTGACCGGCCTCGATGCGCCGCGCAGCTCGGGCTGCGGCGTCATGCAGGCGACGGGCAACCTCTACGTCTGGGGCCACGATGGTGACCCCGACGAACCCCGCGCTTCGATCTTCGGCGGGGACCGGGACAGCGGCGATTGGGCCGGCTCCCGGTACGCGCACGTCGACCACTGGCCGGACTACTCGAGCGGGTGGATCGGTGCGCGCGGCCGCAGTGACCACCTGCAACTTGTGTAGCTGGCGCGAAAGCGCCGGCACCCCTTCCTCAAACATTGGGACCTGAATCATGAACACTGCAACTGCAGCAAAGACCGTTGGCCTGGCCGCCGAGATCATGGAACGGGCGGAAGCCGGGCCGATCCTCGTGCCGCGCGACCGCAATTTCCTCGTCCTGCGCGGCAGCACTTCCATCCGCATCGGCAATGTCACCAGCTGGTTCGAAGAGGATACGCCCGTCGCGCTGCCGAGCCTCGAGCCGGGGCGCGATTATTTTGTCACGCTTGTCGACGGCGCGCCCGTCGCCAGCGAGGCGGAGGATGGCGAACTCGACGGTGTGCTGGGTGGCTTTCACTTCGCGCCCGGCGGCAACGCTGCCGCCCGGCAGGGTGGCGACGAGGCGCCGGCGATCAACCCGTTCTCGTGCTGGGATCTGGGGTTCCGGCCGACCTGCGATGATCCGCGCGGCATGACGCTCGTCGACGGCAAGTTCTGGTGCGACATCTATCTGCTCGGCAGCAATCCCTTTGCCGGCGGCAGCAGTCGGTTCGGCGTGACCATTGCCGACGACGGCGATCTGCCGCTCGCCGACAACGGCATGCCTTGCGCGTCGCTCGATCACCCAACTGCGGTGCAGATCTACGCGCTTTTGGGCAAGCAGCTGCTGGGTCCGGAAGAGTTCTTTGCCGCCGCCTATGGGGTGACCGAGGCGACGTCGCGCGGCGAGGATCCGGAGGTGACCGGCCTCGATGCCCCGCGCACCAGCAAATGGGGTGTCATGCAGGCGACCGGCAACATGTCCACCTGGGGCAATGACGGCGACCCCGATGGTCCGCGCCGGGCCTGCCGCTTCGGCGGGCGCTGGGGCTACGGCGTTTGGGCCGGCTCCCGGTACGCGAGCGTCGACCACTGGCCGGGCACCTCGTTCGAGTGGATCGGTGCGCGCGGCCGCAGTGACCACCTGCAACTTGACGCCTGAGCGATAGCGACAGGCGAACGGCAATCCAGATGACCAGGGCGAGCGCCATAATCCGCGATGAGCGAGCTTCTTACGACGAGATGGCGATCGTCGAGAAATACGAGGATTTCTTGAACTACGCCTATCCGAAGATTCAGAACTGCCCCCGCAAGCACGGTATCGTTCGCGACACCGTGCTTGCGGCCGTTCTGGAACCGGTCGGTGGGTTTTATGCCGCCGGGCGCTCCAGCCAGGTGTCGCGCCTCTATGCACTCGATGCCCAGCTGGCGACGATCCGGTTCTGGTTGCGCTTCCTCTCCCGTCCCAGCCGGGCCGTGCTCACGACCCACCAGGCCGCCGAAAGCCTGAAACGCCTCAACGAAGTTGGCCGGATGCTGGGCGCGTGGATCGGGAAGCTGAGTGGCCGCGCGCCGGCCGCACCAAAAGACAAAGGATCGGACGCGCACGCGCGTCCGCTGGGGTGAACGGGGAAATGATGCGGGGCGCTTCGATCTTCGGCGGGAACTGGGACAACGGCGATTGGGCCGGCTCCCGGTACGCGAACGTCGACAACTGGCCGGACAACTCGAACGAGTGGATCGGTGCGCGCGGCCGCAGTGACGACCGATCTGTGTCGTGGACATTCATCGCTCTGCGGCGGCCACGGCCCCGCAGGCTTCATACACTTGGGCGCGGCACCTCGCTTCGCCCCCGGTGGTCAGCCCGATCATCCCGCTTCGGCGAACACATTCCACGGTCCGGCGGAACGGGGCGTAGCGCGGTTTGCCGCGTCGAGACCCGCGGCCGGCTTTCTTGGGGGCGTCAATTGGCAAAGCGATATCGCAACCTCATCGGCCGCATCACGGCCGACGACAATATGCGCGAGGCCCTGCGCCTCACGGCGCGCGGCAAGCGGCTGACGACCGGGTTTCTCGAGTTCAAGGAGTTCGCGCCGCTCAACCTCGAGGAGCTGGCGCGCGAGATGCGCGGCGGCGCCTATGTGCCCGGGGCGCCGCACCAGTTCCAGATTTTCGATCCGAAATTGCGCACCATTTCGGCGCTGCCGTTTCGCGATCGGGTGGCACAGCAGGCGCTCTGCCTGGTCATCGGGCCGCTGTTCGATCGGGCGTTGCTGCCGCATTGTTATGCCTGTCGGCCCGGCAAGGGCACCCATGCCGGGGTGCGTGATGTGCAGGCGGCGGTGCGCCGCATCGGGCGGCACGGGCAGCCGGTCTATGTGCTCAAGACCGACTTTTCGCGCTATTTCGCCTCGATCGAATTGCCGGTGTTGTGGCGGTTGATCGAACGGAAGATCAGTTGCCGGGCCACGCTCGACCTGATCGGCGCCATCGTGCCGCGGGAGGGCATCGGCCTGCCCATCGGCTCGCTGACCTCGCAGATCTTCGCCAATATCTACACCGGCCTGACGCTCGACCGGCTGCTGCAGCAGGATCTCGGCGAGACCGACTGGTTTCGCTACATGGATGATCTTGTCGTGCTCAGCACGTCGTCGGAGCATCTGCGCCGGCTGAAGGTCGCCATCGAACGCTATTCGGCCGACCATCTCGGCCTGCGCTTTTCGAAATGGTCGATCGCGCCGGCAGCGCGCGGCATCAACTTCCTCGGTTATCGGATCTGGGCGACGCACAAGCTGCTGCGCCGCGACAGCGTGGTGCGGGCGCGCCGGAAGATCGCTGCCTATCGCGCCGCCGGCGACAGCGTGCGGCTGCAGCGTTTTCTCGGCGCCTGGCTGGGGCATGCAAGCCATGCCGACACGCGCAATCTGGTGCGGGCCTTGGGGGTAACCTCATGAGCATGGGGTTCACCGACCGGTCGTGGCTCGTGCCGACGGACACGGAAGAACGCCAGCGTCCGGTGCTGGTCGCGTGCCGGGTGCTCGAGCGGCGGGAGAAGGCCGTTCTGGTGCAGGAGCCTTCGGGCGGCACCGCGTGGCTGCCGCGCAGCGAAATCAGAGTCGAGCCGAGTGCGGGTGGGCTGGTGCGCATTACCATGCCGACCTGGCTGGCGATCGAAAAGGGCCTGACCGCCGAGGCGGGTGTGGGGCAGGGGAGGTTGTTTTGACCTTCACACCAACCTCTGTCGTGCACCTAGTTAGCGGCGGCATGGGCAGTTGGCTGGCCGCGAATCTGGCGATGGAAACACATCCACAGGCGGAGCACCATTTCAGCTTTACCGACGTCCTTTACGAGGATGCCGACTGTTACCGTTTTCTGCTAGAGGGCGTCTGCTATCTGCTGGGCCGCGAAATGTCGTGGGTGCCGGCCGCCGATGAATTCCCCGACTACCGTGTGCCCGACGACACGCCGATCGAGGACTATCACGGCAACCCTGAGTGGCGAGCGTTTCTCGCCAATCTTCGCACCCTGGCCGCAGTGCATTTGCCGGAGCTCCACTGGCTGGTGGAAGGACGCGACCCATGGGAGGTTTTTCGCGACGTCCGCTTCCTCGGCAACAGCAGCGTAGATCCGTGCTCGAAACATCTGAAGCGCCAGCTGCGCGACAAGTGGTTGAGGGCCAATTTCGATCCTAGCGAGACGCTCGTCGTCGTCGGCATCGGCTTTGACGAACGGCACCGCTTCGACAATGGCGAAGGGGGTGGTTTCGGCCCAAGGCGGGCCGCCGATGGCTGGCATGCCGCGGCGCCGCTGGTCGACTCGTTACATGGCGATATGGGGCCGCTGCACTTCGTTCGGAAGGCAGGGCTTCTCGTTCCCCGCCTCTATCCGCTCGGCTACTCGCATAACAATTGCGGTGGTTATTGCTGCAAGGCTGGACACGAGCATTTCCGCAATCGGCGCAATGTTCAACCCGAGCGCTTCGCCTATGACCGGATGATGGAGCGCAAAATCATCGCCCACCTCGGCGCGGACGTCTCCATGCTGACCGACCGCTCCGGTGACGGCGAAAAGAAGCCTCTGACGCTCGACGAACTCGACAGTCGCCTCGCTGCCGATCCCCAGCTTACGTTCGAGTGGGTGACCGGGTCGAGCGGTTGCGGCTGCATGATCGACGAGGTGGGGGCATGACCTTTCCCGACGGCTTCGCCGAACCGATCATCTGGGGCGCGAAAGAGGGCTACACGATCCCCGAGATCGCGGCCGGACTGATGCTCGACGCCGCCACGGTGATGGCGGTGATCGAAAGCCGCTCGCCGGTACGGTTTCCGAAGCCGGTCCGCCGCCAGCTGCGCGCGGCTGCGCCGAAGAAACGGCCACCGCGGCTGCTCGATGTTCCGGCGCTGATCGATACGACACGGAAAGACCCGGCCTATCTCGTGTGGCGGCGTCAGCGGCACGGCGCGAGCGAAACGCTGCGGGAGGCCGCGCGATGAACATCGCCGAAGTTGCCCTCGCCATGGATCGGGCCGGATGCTCTCAGGCGCAGATCATCGCGGTGATCACTGAGCATGAGCGCGAGCGGCGCGAGCGGCTCATCGAGCGCAAATGCCATCGCGCGGTTGCGCGCGCCCTTGAGCCGACAGTTGACCTCATGGTCACCGCCGCTGCGGCCAATCAGGCCACCGATGGCCGGATTGCGGCGAGCTCCCTGCCGTCGGCGGAGAGTCCCGAGCGGCGTTATATGCTGGCGCGCGAGGGGCTCGAGCGCACGTCGCAGCTCAACGCCACCGAGGCGCGTGTGGCACTCGTGATCCTGTCGCACCTCAACCACAAGACGGGCCGATGCAATCCGGCGCAGGACACCATTGCCGAGGTGGCCAAGGTTTCCAACCGCACCGTCAGGCGGGCGATCGACAGGCTCGGGGAACTCGGGCTGTTCGAGGTATATTTGCATGGGGGAGGTTATCACCAGAACGCCTATCGGCCCGATTTCGAGGCCATGATCGCCCTCGCGCGGCAGGAAAAGGCCGCCCGGTTCGGTGTCGGCAATAAGGCCAATCCGGTCAATGTGGCCAGTGAACCGGTCGCCGGTGGCCACCAAACAAGAGAGATTAACAAAAACCTAAGTCATCAGTATGGGGCACAGCGCGCGAAACCGCCCAAACGCCCGGACCCACGGCAGCGCGAGATGCTGATGGTGGTGCCGAGTGGCATCCGCCCTGCCGTCGCGCAGTCCAAGGCGCGCGGCAGAATCCACGCCGCCATCGCCGACACCTCGCTGCAGGAGGGTGGGTTCAACGTTTCTGCGCTCAGCGACGCGGACTGGGCGGCGGCGGATCTCGCCGAAGTGCGTAAGCGAGGGGATGGCATCCGCATCATTCGCGAGCGGGTGGCGGCGATCGGCACCGAGCCACCGCCGATGGTGGTGAATGGGTAAGTTTTTGGGGCTGGGGAATAGGGTGATAGTGGCAATGGCGGCGCGTGAACGGCGGGATATCGAGCAGCTTGCGGTGTGGGCGCTGCGCGACCAGGGGCTTGGCTGGGGTGGCGAGCGGGACCGATCAAGGGAGGATTTCAGCGATTACGGTACGTTGATCGACACCTCGCCCTCGGGGTCGCATCCGACGATCAATCTGTTGAGCGACGACGATGCGCTGCTGGTGAAGGCGGCAATCGACGGGCTGCCGCGCGACGCGGCGGCGCTGTTGATCCAATACGGTCGAGCAGGGCTCCGCCCAGACTGGGCAGAGGAGGGCGTCGGCAGCTGGCAGCAGGATGTCGACGCCCGCGGGCGGCGGCGCTGGCGGTGGCTCAACCAGATGAGCCGGACTGGTGCGCGCGAGCCGCTGATGGTGTTCGTCGGGCTTAGCGCGGACGTCGTGCAGTTCGAGCGCGCGGCGTACGGGTTGTGGTGGGAAAGCTTGAGCGCTCTCGTCGCGCCGTTGAACCTGCGGCTTGAGACACATCTTGCGACGGGGCCGGAAGCGCTGCGCCAGCCGTGGCTGGAAAGGCCGGCGACCATCCACACGCCCGAGGGTGTCGAGTTCGCCAAGGCCGTGCGTCGGCCTGTTCGTGAGGATACGGCGGCGCAGATGGTGGCGAGGGCACAGGCGCCGATCGTGACCAGGCCGACCGATTGGAGCGATCCGAACGGGGTTTTGCACAGGGACGAATCGACGTCCGAAAGCCAGCAGTCCCGGAGCGGTTGACAAAACGCAGCTATTTGCGGCATGTGGGAGACATCCCAATAGGGAATCGAACGCGCTGCGGCACCCGCCCGGCGCGTTTTGCTTTTGGCGCTGTCCGGCGCTGCAGGCGAACCCCGTTCCACGGGTGACAATTCCGGCAAGTTTGCCGGTTTAGGGAAACACATTCCCTCGCGAAACTGACTCCCGTGGTGACCTTGGGTCCTTCCTGACCTCGATCGCGTATGTGGGGCGTCATAGCGCTTGTTGCGGGGGTGTTTCGGGTTTTGGCGCCCGTCAGGATTAGGTTGATGTTGATGCTATGGCCACTCATGCTCTGCCGGAAGGCGTTGACGACGCTGTACTGAACCGCGCGCAGCTGGCGCGGGCGCTCAACAAATCGGAGCCGTCCATCGACCGATATCGCGGCGATGGGATGCCATACCTCACGGAAGGTACAAACGGCCGAGCGTGGGAATTCCAGCTGTCGGCGTGCTGGAGCTGGCTCAAGGATCGCGAGCGGGACGATGTCGAGCAGCGCTCGCAGGCCGAAAAGGCCGTCCAGCAAATGCGCCTCGCGCTGATTGGCGGGGACGATGACGCTGACCACGATCGCGCGCTCAGTCCGAGGCAACGGCAGGAGGCTTATGATGCGGAACGGGCGTGGATGCTCGCCGCGCTGCAGCGTGGCGACCTGGTGCGCCGGGCCGAGGTCGTCGAGGCGTTCGAGGATGTTTTCAAGACCTTGCGCGATGCGTTGACCGGCCTGCCCGACAAGCTCGAGCGCGAGCTGGGGATGCAGGGCAAGGCGCTCGACCTGGCCATCGAGATCTGTGACACGGCGCTCGGTGAGGCGGAGAGAAGGGTCGGAGATCTGGCCGGCGGCGAGGGCTACAAGCAGGCGGCGCAATGAGTATGGCGGAGCCGGACTATCGGCGCGACAAGGGCCGGTTGCCCTCGTTCGCTGATGCGATGGGGTGCGTGAGGGAGGCGCTGCCGGCGCTCGCGCCTTCACTCAGGATATCGGTCCCAGAAGCCGCGGCGCGGTATCGCGTCGTTGATGCGCCTGGCTATCGCGGACCATGGCGCAATGAGGTTGCGCCGCAGATGGTCGAGCCGCAGGCGATGATGACTTCGCGGCGGTATGAAGGGGTGATCTTCGTCGGGCCGGCGCGTACGCTGAAGACCGATGGCATGGTGGTCAACGTCATTGCCCACCGGGTCATGACGCAGCCGCGCGACGTGCGCGTCATCCACATGAACAAGGATACGGCCCGCGAGTTCTCGCTGGGCACGATCGACAAGATGATCCGCACCTCGCCGGCCATCAGCGCCCGGCTGGTCCGGGGGCGGCGCGCCGACAACATCTTTGACAAGCAGTTCTCGGGCGGCATGCGGCTGACCATCGGTTGGCCGGTGATCGGGCAATTGTCAGGCGTCACGCTCTCCGATGTGCTGTTTACCGACTACGACCGGATGCCCGAAGACGTCGATGGCGAGGGCGAGCCGTTTGGCCTTGGACGCAAGCGCACCGCAACGGTCGGCTCGACCGGCAAGGTGATGGCGGAGAGTTCGCCGGGCCGACCGATCCTCGACGACGAGTGGAAGCCGGCGACGCCGCATGAGCCGCCGCCGACCACGGGGATCGTGAACCTCTACGGTCAGGGAACACGCGGCCGGCTCTACTGGCCCTGCCCGCATTGCGAAAAGTTCTATCAGCCGACCTTCTCGCGCCTGCGCTGGCCGGATGGCGCGTCACCGGTTGAGGCCGGCGAGCAGGCGAAGATGTTGTGCCCGTATTGCGAAAAGGGCGCGGAAGCCTCGCTGAAGAGCCAATTGCTGGCCGCCTCGATGTGGCTGCACGAGGCGGCCGACGATGGAATTGGTGGATACCTCAAGGGGCTGACGCGGATCGACGGCAATGTGCGCCGGGCGAGCCTTGCCAGCTACTGGATGTTCGGGCCTGCGGCGTCGTTCCAGACCTGGGCGAAACTGGTCGCGGCGTTCCTGCAGGCCGAGGAAGTCTATCGCAGAACCGGCGACGAGAAGGCGCTGCAGGTGACGGTCAACGTCGACCATGGCGATGCGTATCGACCGCGCGCCATGGGAACCGCAAGCCTGCTGACGGCGACGGAACTGAAGAAGCGCGCGGTCAAGGGGTTGGGGGAAAAGGGCGCGCGGCTGGTGCCGGCGAACACGCGCTTTGTCACCATCCAGGTGGACGTACAGGCGAACCGCTTTGTCGTGCAGGCCGATGCCTGGGCGCCGCAGCTCGAGCGTACGCTGGTCGACCGGTTCGAGCTGTTCGAGCCTGCGGACAACAGTGAGCGGGCGATCGATCCGGCGCGCTATATCGACGACTGGAACGCCATCGCAACCCTGCTCGATCGAGAGTACACGGTCGATGGCATGGGCCATGTGCTGCGCCCGGCCTTTGTCGTGACCGACAGCGCTGGTGCGCCAGGTGTCACGGCGAACGCCTACAAGTTCTGGCGGCGCATGCGAAAGCGCGCCCTCGGGCTGCGCATCATGCTGGTGCGTGGCAACCACGTCAAACATGGCCTGCCCGAGGCACAACGGCGCGCATACATCGCCTATCCGGAACGATCGACAGAGAACGGCAAGAAAGTGCAGCTCGATGTGCCGGTCATCTGGATCGGCACCGACGCACTCAAGGACGAGATCAGCGCGGCGCTCACTCGCGACGAGATCGGTGAGGGTTCTTACAACGTCCTCGATCATGTCGGCGACCAGGTGTTCGAGGAGCTGGCGGCGGAGCGGCGCAGCGACAAGGGCTGGGACAAGCGCCCCGGCGTGCTGCGCAACGAGGCGCTCGACCTCGCGGTCTACGGCAAGGGCCTCGTGATCGTCAAAGGCGGCGAAAAGATCGATTGGTCGGCGCCGCCGAATTGGGCCGCGCCGATGGAAAGCAACATCAACGCCTCGCGCATCGAAGGCGCGCCGCAACCGATCGTCGAGCCCGCGCCAGCACCGGCCACCGTGGCTGAGACGCCGCGGCGCGAGGGCTGGCTGGGCGGCCGGCGCAGAGGATATCTCGGGAGATAGCAGTGGCCTATTCGCAAGCCGACATCGACGAGGTTCAGCGCATCCTCGCATCCGGTGCATCGAGCATCACCTACACCAGCGGTTCGGTCACCTACCGGTCGCTCGACGATCTGCGCCGGCTCCTGGTCGACATGCAGCGCGACGTCAATTCCACGGCCACCAGGACGCGAACCGTCGGTCGTTTTGAAAGTGGGTTCTAATGGAAGCGCCGAAGCCGACATTGCTCGACAGGGCGATCCTGTGGGCCAACCCCAAGCGGGGCCTGTCACGCATCATGCATCGCACGCAGGCGCAGCTGATGATGAGCGCCTACAACGCGGCAAGCCCGTCGCATCGCAACTCCAGCCGGCGCTATCGTGCCGGAGACGCCAACAGCGCTGTGCTCAGTGGCGCGCGGCGGCTGCGCTTCGCAGCTCGCGACCTCGAACGCAATAATCCGGTCGCGACGCGGATCACCTCGGTGCTGACCTCGAACGTGATCGGCACGGGCATCATTCCGGCGGTAGCCGGGGTGCGCGGGGCACGGACGCGCGACGCGTTGCAGAACATCGTCAACGCCCATTGCGACACGCCGATGGTCGACGCCGCAGGTCGGCAGAACCTCTACGGCCTCGAGGCGGTGGCGTTCCATGCCGCCGTGCGCGACGGCGAAAGCCTGCTGGTACGTCGGCGTGCCATGGCCCGCGAGGGCTTGCCGCTACCGTTCCAGATCGCGGTGCTCGAAGCCGACTACTTCGATGAGCGGGTGCACGGGCCGCTGAGCAACGGCAATGTCGCGATCGAGGGTATCGAGTTCAATCCGCGCGGCGCGCCCGTCGCCTATCACCTTTACGATCGGCATCCGGGCGACGTGGTGTTTGCCGGCGCGCGCACCACGACGCGCTACGATGCTGCCGATGTCGTACATCTTTATCGGATTGACCGGCCCGGCCAGGCGCATGGGGTGAGCTGGCTGGCGCCGGTGATGGTCCGCCTTGGCGACTTTGAGGATACCAAGGACGCCTATATTCTTCGGCAGAAGATCGCCGCGTGCTTCGTCGCCTTCGTCACGAAGACGGATGTTGCGGGCTCGCCAGTCGATCAGGGCAAGACGAGGGCAGGCACGCCGCTGGAGACGGTCGAGCCTGGCACGGTCGAGCACCTGCAACAGGGCGAAAGCGTCACCTTCGGCACGCCGCCGGTCGTCGGCGACCTTGAGGCTTTCTTCCGGGTCAACGCCCGCGATATCGCCGTGGGTGTGGGGATGACTTACGAGGCGCTGACCGGCGACCTCAGCAACGTCAATTTTTCCTCGGGTCGCATGGGCTGGCTAGAGTTCTACCGCAATATTGCAGCGTGGACCGAGCACATGGTGCTGCCCCAGCTCTGCCATAAGGTGGGCGGCTGGATCATGGACGGGCTGATGCTCGTCGCCAATGTGCCGATCGGCACGATGATCAACTGGACGCCACCTCGGCGTGAGATGATCAACCCGTCCGAAGAGCTGAAGGCGGCTGCGCAGGCCGCACGCGACGGCCTGGGTACGCGCAGCCAGTGGCTGCGATCGAGCGGCTACGATCCCGAAAAGGTCGACGAAGAGCGCGCGGCGGAGATCGATCGTGAGCAGCGGCTCGGGCTCGAATACGACACTTATGTGGGGCCGCTTGCGGCGGCTCAGACGATCCCCCCGAAAGGCAAGGAGACAGCCTGATGCATTGGCTCATCGTGAATGGCGAGCTTGTCCTCTACGGCTATGTCGGCCAGAGCGACTGGGACATGCCGGGCTTCCTCGCGCGTGACGTGCTCGACGCGCTGCTGCTGATCGATGGCGACGTGACCGTGCGCCTCAACAGTGGCGGCGGGCTCGCGATGGAGGGCCTTGCAATCTACAACACGTTGCGCCTCCATGCGCAGCGGAACGGCGTCAAGATCCTCGTCATCGTCGACAGCGCTGCGGTTTCCGCCGCAAGCCTCATCGCCATGGCCGGCGATGAGGTGACCATGCTGCCCGGCTCGCTGATGATGATCCACGACCCGAGTACGGTCGTCATCGGCACCGCCGACGAACAGCGCCAGAGCGCCGATATCACCGACAAGATGGCCGACCAGTTCGCGGCGGTCTACGCGCAGAAGGCGGGTATCACGCCCGACGAGGCCCGGGCGATCATGAAGGCCGAGACCTGGTACACGCCAGAAGAGGCCGTCGCTGCCGGGTTTGCCGATGCGGTAGGAGAAGGCGACGCCAAGGCGGTCGCCTTGTTCGATTATCGCCTCTACGCCAATTCCCCCTCTCCGCTGACGCTGCTGGCTACAGCGTCTGCAACGATGTTCCAGCCGAAAGCGGCTCCCGCCGCGCAACCCCAGGAGACCAGCATGAAGCTCGAAGAGCTCATTGCCATGCTTGCCGCGCGGTTCAAGTCGCCGGCCGATGACGTACAGATGTTTCTCAACCAGGCGATCGGGGCAGGCATCCCGCTCGCCGAGCTGACCCCGCTCGTCAAGGACGCGGCGACGATGGCCGCTGCCAAGAGTGCCGTCCAGGCCAAGGCCGCTGCCCTGCTTGGGGTCACGCCGGCGCCGGTGGTTACCCCGCCGGTCGTCTCGACGATGTCGGTGGCGGACGTGCTGGACCTGACCGGCCGTGCCGCCGCCGCCGGTCTCGACATCGCCGCGACCAATGCGATCATGGCCGCGCACTCGACCAAGGATGCGGCCCTGGCGGCTATCATCGACAAGGTCGCCGAGATGCGCGGCAGCACCGCGCCGACCGCGACGGCGCAGGTGACGGTGGATGCTCGCGAGAAGTTCCGCGAGGGCGCCTCTCTCGCCCTGATGGCGAAGGTGGGCATCGCGGAAGGGCAGCGCAACGAGTTCTCCGGTCTCAGCCTCCCCGAGCTGGCCCGCGAAAGCCTGACGATGGCCGGGAACACGGCGGCGCGCAGACTCGACAAGATGTCGATGGTGGGCTCGGCGTTCACCTATGCCGCGACGATGTCGGGCGGCATGATGACGACTTCGGACTTCGCCTACATCCTGCAGAATGTTGCCAGCAAGTCGGCGCTGAAGGGGTATCAGGAGGCCGACGAGACGTTCCAGCTCTGGACGTCCAAAGGTTCGGCGTCCGACTTCAAGCCGATCAGCCGCGTCGATCTTGGTCTCTTTCCCAACCTGCTGAAGGTCGAGGAGGGTTCCGAGTTCAAGTACGGTACGATCGGGGACCGGGGCGCCAGCGTCGTCATCGCGACCTATGGCCGTCTGATCAATATTTCGCGTCAGGCGATCATTAACGACGACCTGTCGATCCTCGGCACGATGCCGCTGAAGATGGGTCGGGCGGCCAAGCGTACCGTGGGCAATCTCGCCTATGGGGTGCTGACGGCGAACGCGAACATGCCGGACGGCGTGCCGCTGTTCGACGCCGCGCACAAGAACCTCGGCACCGCGGGCGCGCCCTCGGCGGCGGCGTGGGAAGAGGCGGTCAACCTGATGGGCAAGCAGGTGGACAACGAGGCGATTGCCACCGCGCTCAATATCCGTCCGAAATATTTCCTCTCGGGTGCGTACGAGTTTCTCGCCAAGCAGCTGCTAACCTCGACAGCATCGCTGGCCGACCACAAGAATGCCGGTGTCGCCAACACGGTACAGGGTCTCGTGACGCCGATCACCGATCGGCGCATCACCGGCAACCAGTGGTTCTTCGCCGCCGATCCGAACCAGTACGACACGGTCGAAATCACCTACCTCGACGGCATCGAGGAGCCGGTGGTCGAGACCAAGGATGGCTGGACGATCGACGGGACGGAGCTGAAGGTGCGGCTCGATGCCGGCGCCAATTTGCTCGACTACCGCGGCCTGGTGAGGAACGCCGGCGCCTGATCTCAACGGCAGTTTGCACCACGAAGATACGACTGAGGCGCCTTCGGGCGCCTCGTCGTTTTCAGCGCCCGGAATGGTCCGGTGCGCCAGCAGCGAGACATCACCATGAAGAACTATATTCAGGACGGGAAGGTGATCGACATCACGCTTGCCGCCACGATCGCATCCGGAGCGGCCCTGCTCATCGGCACGGTGCTGGGGGTCGCGCAGAAGTCGGGGAATGTCGGCGACACGGTCGGCTTTCTCACCGAAGGCGTGTTCGATCTGCCTTACGGCGTGAATGCGGCGATCACCGTGGGGGCGCTCATGTACTGGGACGACACGGCCAAGGGCGTCACCAAGACGACGACCAGCAACACGAAGTGTGGCGTGGCGGTCAAGGCAGCGGCGGCGAACGCCGCGACGGTTCGCGTCCGCCTGGTGCCGACCCTCTGATGCGTCGCAACCATGTCGAGGCGGTGCTCGGCGCCGCCTCGCAGCTTCTGTTCGAAGACGTGGTTTACACCCACGCGCCGGCCGGGCCGATTATAGTGCCTCGCGCGATCGCGGGCGTCGAGATCGCGGCCGAACAATATGATATCGGCGGCCAGGCGGCGCGCGAGGTGACGCACCAGACGCGGGCGCTGAAAGCCAAATTCCCTGACCTTGCCAGGGGCGACATCATTGACGATGGCGCACCTTACAAGGTGCTCGACATTGAACCCGTCGGCGACGGCCGGTTCGAAATCCGCATCAGCCTCAAGAAGCTCTGATGCTCAGGATCGAGGCGGCGTTCACCGGCAAGCTCGATGAGGTCATCCAGGAGCAGCACGATCGGGCGGCGCGGGCCCTGACAATCGGCACGCATGGTGCCGCCGATGCGCTCAAGGCCCGGCTGCGCACCATGGTGATCGCCACTTTCGGATCGCAGCGGCTCGCCAATAGCTGGCGCGGCATCGCGTTCCCCACGAAAGGGAAAGCCAGTCTCGGGCCCGCCGACCTGGTGTTTTCGAAGGCGCCGCACATCATCGCGGCGTTCAATGCGACGACGATGATCCGCGGCAAGAACGGGTTCTGGCTGGCGATCCCGACCGAGGCCGCGATGTCGATGCGGTTCGGCAACAGGCGCCCGACGCCGGAGCTGATCGAGCAGCGGCTCGGGATCAAACTGCGCTTCGTGTTTCGCCCGGGCAAGGCCTCGCTGCTGGTCGCCGAACAGGTGCGCGCCCGCACGGGCAAGCGCGGCGGCTACGTCAAGGCTTCGGCCAGGGCCCTGCGCGAGGGCAATACCACAGCCGTGGTGATGTTCATTCTGGTCGAACAGGTGACGCTGAAAAAGCGCTTCGACCTCGAGGCCGAATACGCGGCGGCGGCCGACGACATGGTGCGGCGGATCATGGCCGCGTGGGACGATCAATGAGCAAACGCGAAGACATCCTTGTCGCCTTGCTGGCGGTGCTGCAGGCGGTCGACCCGGCGGTGGCGCGCAATGTCGCGCTCGCGCCGGAAGGGGCGTTCGCCACGCAGCGCGATGGCGACTGCGACCTGGTTGAAGAGTTCTTCGGCGGCGCTGGCAGCATCTACGAATTCACCATGACGCCGACATTGATTGTCGTCGTCGTTGGCGAGGATATCGACGCCGCGCTGACCGCCAGGGTCGATGCATTCGTGGCGGCGCTCGAGGCCGTCGATGATCTCGGCGGGCTGATCACTGCCATTCGTCCGCAACCGGCGGAGTTTGCGCCGGAGGAATTGTTCGGCGTCGAAGACCGCATGGGCGCCACCGTTGCCGTCGAAATCGACTTCTGGTCCGCGCACAGCGCGGGCTGACCTTACCCAACAGGAGATTACCATGGGCACCAAGCCTCGCGCTTCGGGCAGCGACGCCGTCGTTCTGCTCGCCAAGGAAACCGTCTACGGCACCCCGCCCGACGGCACCGCCGGCGCTGTCTACTTTCGGCCGCCGATCAGTTCGGACGACGCGTCGGCCGCGCAGGGGCTGGAGGATGATGACAGCTGGAACATGGGCACAGCCGAAGATGGTGACGCCGCGCTGGGGGCCTTCGCGGTGGCCGGCGATCTGGTCGTGCCGATGGATGTGCGCGGCATCGGCTTCTTCCTGACCATGGCGCTCGGGCCGGAAAGCGCGCCCGTCGACAATGAGGACGGCACGTTCACCCATACCTGGAACTCGACCAAGGATCTGTTCAGCTACACCAAGCAGGTCGGCCATCCCAAGCTCAGCGCGCCGAAATGGCGCACGCAGCTCGGCTGCAAAGCGGGCGGCTTCTCGTTTCCGATGGCGCGCACCGGGCGGGCGAAGTTGACGGTGCCGCTGATCGGGCAGGGCGAGGTCAAGGACACGACCGGCGCACGCGATGCATCGCCGCGGGTTGACGACTATCTGCCGCTCGACAATGCCAAGGGTTCGGTGCTGCTCGACGGCGCGCCGGCCGCCAATTTGACGGCGGCGCAGTTCAATTTTTCGACGGGGCTCGACGCTGTCGATGCCATCCGCCCCGACTATCTGATCAGTGGTGCCGACGAGACGAAACGCAAGTGCTCGGGCAGCGCCAATATTCGGATGGGCGCCGACCACACTATCGACGATCTGGTCGACGGCCATATCCCCGCGCCGCTGACGTTTGGTTTCAAGCTCGCATCGAATGCCGCGTGGGGGCTGACGATCCTGTTGCCGCGGGTATTCTTTGAGCGGACCAAGGTGGCGATCGGCGGGCCGGGAGGCATCGACCAGTCGACAACCTGGCGCGCCGCCCGTGACGCTACGGCGGGCTTTATGTTGCAGGCGACGCTGGTGAACGATGTGGAGGCTTATAGCTAGCGTCGGACGCGCTGCGCTTCCTCAGCCTCGCGGAAATAACGCCGCATCTTGCCTAGGGTCAGGACTCATTGATCCAAAAGATGATTGTTGCGGCGATGCAGATTGCGGAGTGGAAGGTGTGGGCGCATCGGTCGTAACGGGTGGCGATGCGGCGCCAGTCCTTGATCCTGGCGAACA